AGAGGGAGGACCCGACCAAATGCCTGTGTGCAGTTCCGCGAAACTAAAGCTTTTTGGTAAGCTTAAAAAATGAAGCTTGAAAACCTACGCATCGCAGACCTGACCCCTGACCCTCAAAACGCAAGGCAACATGACGATAAGAACCTCAAAGCCATCATGGGAAGCCTCAAAGAGTTTGGGCAACGCAAGCCAATAGTCATTACTGAAGCTGGCGTGATTGTAGCTGGCAACGGAACTGTCGAGGCGGCTAAGCGTCTGGGCTGGCTAGATATTCAGGTTGTCAGAGTGCCGGCTGACTGGAGCGATGCTCAAGTCAAAGCCTTTGCTATCGCTGACAATCGAACAGCCGAGCTTGCCAACTGGAACCAAGAAGTGTTGACCTCTCAACTGCTAGAGCTAGAGGCTGAGGGCTGGGAGCTTGCCGAGTTTGGCTTTGAGGCTTTAGAGATGCCAGTGAATCTGAATGACATTGTTGAGGATGAGATACCCGACTCAGCACCTGGCAGGGTTGCACTTGGCGACATTTGGCAACTGGGGAATCACAGACTTATGTGTGGTGACAGCACCGACTTGTTGCTTGTGGCCAAATTGATGGATAACAAAAAAGCTGAGTTAGTTTTTACCGATCCACCTTATAGATTGCAGGTTGAGGGCGGCAATAATCAGTGGGTCGGAAAACAAGCTAATAAAGTCGGTCAAGCAATAAAAGACATTGCAGATTTTCAACCAGAATCTTTCTTGAAAACCCTTTCCTTTTACTTTGAATCAAAAATGAACGCTTATGTTTTTTGTAATAAAGAGCTAATACCAGAATATCTTTCATGGTGTTTATCAAACAATTATTCGTTTAATATTTTGGTGTGGAAAAAGCCAAACGCTTTGCCGATTGGCGGCTCTCACAGACCGGATTTAGAGTATCTTTTATTTTTTAGAAAAAATGCGATCTGGAATAATGGACTTCCAAATGTCAATTACTCTAAGCTACTTGAATATCAAAGAGATAATTCAACATCTCATCCAACAATGAAACCACTTGGACTCATTGCAGATGAGATTTTAATAAGCTCAAATAAACACGGCGTAGTTGTCGATATGTTTGGCGGCTCAGGTTCAACCCTTATAGCCTGTGAGCAAACACAAAGGACTTGCTACATGATGGAACTAGACCCAAAGTATTGCGATGTCATAATCGAACGCTGGGAGAAACTAACAGGGCAGAAAGCCGAGCTACTGCCAGCTAAGGCAGATTAGTCATGGCACAAGTTGGCAGACCACCAGTCCCAACTGAGGTCAAAAGGCTCACTGGCAACCCTGGCAAGCGAGCATTACCTGACCAGTCAACTGTCATGCTTATACCCCAAGCCTTATCTACACCAGAGCCAGCTAGACCTTTGCTCAAATACGGCAAGGAACTATGGGACAGAGTTTGGGAATCAGGCATTGCTTGGATTAGCCCTAACAGCGACATTGAGATTCTACTGATGACCTGTGAGATGGTTGACGAACGCTGGAACTTGAGGGTCAGGGTTATGACTGATAACAATCCCAAGGATCGCAGAGGCTTGCGAGAGCTTGAAAAGTCAATCTATTCCAACCTTTCCCTGCTTGGTTTTACCCCTACGGATAGAAGCAGACTAGGCGTGGCTGAGGTCAAAAAGATGAGCAGGCTAGAGGAACTTATGACTAGGAAGGCTCATCGTGAATAGCTGGCCCCCACGCTGGCTAACACCTGTACCAGATGAAGCAATCGAAGCTGGTGATGGTGAGTACGCCATTGAGTTTGCTGAAGCCTTTGGCACTATTGGTAAAGACGGAATCGCCGGTCGAGTAGGTGATGCCCTAGTTCTAAGACCTTGGCAAAAGGAACTTGTCAGGCGTATCTTTGCTAGAGATTCCGATGGTGGACTGACCGCAAGAGTGGCACTTGTAGGCACTCCTAGGAAATCAGGCAAGAGCGCATTGGCCTCAACGCTTGCCCTTTACAGCTTGATTGCTGAGGGTATTGAAGGTGGTGAGGTTGTTGTTGCTGCTGCCGAAAAGGAACAGGCTCGAATTATCTTTGGTGAGGCAAAGCGCATGGTCGAATCAAGTGAGCTATCTGATATGTGTACCCTTTACCGCGATGCTATTTATGTCCCAAGCACTAACTCTGTAATGAAGGTGCTATCTGCCGAGGCTTATTCCAAAGAAGGTCTGAATGTTAGCCGAGCGATTGTTGATGAGATTCACGCCCACAAGAATCGAGAGCTGTTTGATGTGCTTTCACTCTCTATGGGTAACAGAGGCAAGCTGGCGCAATTACTAGCAGTCACCACAGCAGGTCAGAAGCAAGACATGACTGGACAGGACTCAATCGCTTACAGCCTCTATCAATACGGCAAGAGGGTTGCAACTGGTGAAGTAGTTGACCCGACTTTCTTTATGTCTTGGTGGGAAGCAGAGCCAGAGGCTGACCATAGACTCGAATCAACTTGGGAATCGGCTAACCCTGGCTACAACGATCTAGTATCCAAGGATGACTTTGCCTCAGCAGTCAATAGAACACCTGAGCCAGAGTTTAGAACCAAGCGACTCAACCAATGGGTTAGCTCGCTAAACGCTTGGCTACCAACTGGCAAGTGGGAGCAGCTAGATGCAGAGATTGAACTTCACCCTGACCAGCCGGTCATTGTTGGCTTTGATGGCTCGTTCAATGGTGACTGCACAGCCCTCGCTTATTGCACAATTCCTAAAGAGGATGAGCTGCCTCATGTTGGACTAATTAGGGTCTGGGAGAAACAGCCAGAGGATACCGATGACTGGCGTGTTAGCACCTCAGAGGTCGAGGATGAGATTATCCAATTTTGCCAGAAATACAATGTAAGAGAAATAGCCTGTGACCCTTTCAGGTGGCAACGCACTATGGAAGCTATGCAAGACCTTGGCTTACCTGTTGTGGAATACAACTCAAGCTCACCAAGTCGAATGGTCCCAGCTTGCTCAAAGCTCTACCAAGCTGTTACCGAAAGCCAGCTAACCCATGATGGCAACCCTACCCTGACCAGGCACTTATCCAACACAGTTATCAAGGTTGACCGCTTAGGACCAAGAATCGTAAAAGAACATCGAGGATCACCGCGCAAGATTGACGCTGCTGTCGCGGCTGTCATAGCCTTTGATAGAGCAACTGTTGGTAGAGTAGAGGATGAGCAACTGAGTCCTCAATTCTTTATTTAGGTTGGTAATGACAGCGACAATTCTTCAAGCGATAGGCGTGTTTGCCATCGCACTAGGGGCTTCTTTTATTTATCCACCAGCAGGGGTAATTCTGCTAGGTATCGGACTGCTCGTATTCGGTATAGCCATTGAAAGAAGTAAGTAATGTTAGGTAATCTTTTTGAGCAACGAGCTGTAAGTTTTCAGACTGTTTGGGGTGCAGGTGAGCCTTGGGGTTTACAATCTGAGGCTGGCGTAAATGTCACTACCAAAAAGTCTTTTGAGATTGTTGCTTTCTTTTCAGCAGTCAGCCTAATCTCTGACACCATTTCAACTTTGCCATGTGGGGCTTATCTCAGGATTGGTGCAACACGCCGACCTTTGAACCCTAGACCAGTTTGGTTAGACCAGCCAGATGTTGACCTAAGCACAAGAGCAGCGTTCTTTCAGCAGGTCTTTTCTAGCTTGTTGGTACATGGCAACTCTTACACCAGAGTCTTTAGGGATGCACAAGGTCAGGTTGTAAACCTAGTAAACCTTGACCCAGAAAAGATTGAGGTTGAGCGTTCCAAGATTGGTCGCAAGATTTATCGCTACCAAGATGAAGCTAGGCCGCTAAACAACGATGAGGTCATTCACATTGTTGACCTAATCCTTCCAGGTGAACTAAAAGGCCTTAGCCGAGTAGAAACTCTAAAGCAAGCACTAGGACTAAACATTGCCCTAAGCGATTACGCTGCTAGATTCTTTGGCACAGGTGCATCAGCCGCTGGTGTTATCGAGTTCCCAGGCAACCTAACAAGTGAGCAAGCAAAACAACTAGCTGACGGCTTTGATGCAAGACACCGCAACGGAACAAGACGAGCGCACAAGACAGGCGTTCTATCCGGTGGAGCTAAGTTTGTTTCGACACAGCTAGACCCTGAAGCCTCACAAGCACTAGAGTCACGCAAGTTTGCAGTCGAGGAAATCGCTAGAGCTTTCAATGTGCCACTTCACTTGCTAGGCGTGCCAGGAACCGCAAGCTACGCATCTGTCGAACAGAACAACCTTCAGTTTGTATCTATGACCCTAAGACCTCTGGCAGAAAAGGTAGAGGCTGCTTTCTCACGCCTACTGCCAGGCGATGCCTTCATCAAGTTCCAATTCGGTGACTTGCTAAGAGCAGACCTTGAGGCTCGTATCCGTTCTTACTCAGTTGGATCGCAAGCAGGTTTCTACTCTACAAACGACATCCGCAGACTTGAGGACATGGAGCCAGTTGAAAACGGCGACCAGTACCGAGTGCCACTAGCTAACATTGCGCTCGCAGACACCGCTGTAATCACAGAGGAAAAGCGCGTCAAGATGGTTCAGCAACTTGTAATCTCAGGCTTTGACCCCGCTGAGGCACTAATCGCAGTGGGACTTCCAGCCATAGGCCACACCGGATTGCCAAGCACTCAACTGCAAGCAGTGGCACAGATTGACCCTAACGATCCTGAAGCCGTTTACGAGGTCTAATGACTGTTCAGACTTATGGCTACGACCTTGTAGCTAATGTGAGGACCTTAGTAGTTCCACCAAGCACAGGCGTACAACATGTTTGTATTCACAATCACGAACACAGCCAAAACAGGGAAATCTTTATTGGTGGTCCAGATGTAACTTTGACCAATGGTATGCACGCTGTTGCAACACAGACAA